GCAAAAGTGAATGAAGTTGAATCATAAAAACGCAATCTCCTTCATAAAGCTTATATACTCTATAATCATAACCTAAGTTATATACTAAGTCAATCATTTAATTAAACACTCTCAACTTGTAAATTGAATCTCCAGATTCGTTGCCCCCATAGGCCTACCTTAAAGTTCATTATATTCTTTTCTGTTATGAATAGATAATAATCATATCCCAGGTGTTCTAATAACTGACTCAACCTATTAATTCCTTAAGCTTTTCTTTAGACCGTTTAAGGCTATAGTTAATAAATACCCCTTTCGGGATAACGGTATTGAACATTACAGAGGTTTTGAACAGTTTTTCTAATAAACGATCAACGTCATAGTCCCCTTTAAAATCTTCTACTAACGAGAGCTCGCCATTTGACTTATAGAAGAAGTAGGCACGGTCCCCCTCTACATACTCCGTACCCGCTATCGCAGACTTCACTATGGCCTCATTAGTGCGTTTAGCGGCCATTACAGAAGCGCTGATAGTCTTCCTAGATGCCCATCTCTTAATATCTTCAATTAAAACAATTTCTTTAACATACCTATGGTATACTTCTTCATATTTATATGTACCATTAAGCATTTCATCTATAATGTCTTTAATAAACTGTTTTAACGCGGGTTCCTTTGTTGAACTCTTGACACTAGAGCCTTTATAAGTGATCTTTTCGCCGTCATAAAGTATATAGTTCTTGGTTTTAAAGATTATTACTCTTTTAAACGTGCCTTCTAGCTCCCAGTTGATTCCTGATTCAAATAATGAATTCAATTCATTAGTGAGGCTAACCTGTTCTTCTTCTGTAAATGCACTTTGGTCTGCTTTACAAACCATGATACTATCCGTGTCACAGTTCACTAATTTAAAGTTTTTACTTGACATAATCTTCACCAGTTGCCCATTTAATGGCCTTAGCTAATATCTCTCTACCTGTTCTTGTAATGAATGCAGCCCCTTCAGGGTAGTTATTATTGTTGTACTTACTAGCCATGTATCCATACATTGAGTTAATACCTTGTTTTAAGGTTAACTGTAATGCTTCATAGTATTCATCATTTTTAGCTAGTTTTTTATATTCTAATCTCTTCTTAGTAAAATATCTACATAATTCTAACAAGTATCCTAGAGGGTCTTTAATCTTATCATACACTTCATATTGTAAAATAATACTTGGGTAAAGTGATGAGATATCCCATTTTATACAATTGGAATAAACGCCAGATGTAGAGTCAGATGTTGCACCTTCGAACACTATAGATTGCGTCACTTTAGATATACTATGTCCGCCCTGTATGTAAGCTCGATTCATCATAGTATTGATTTGACCGCCGCTTGCAGATTCGATTACATGCTGATAGCTTCGGGCCACAGACTGTGTCCAATAAAATGATGTTGCACACATTAAATTATATAAATTTAAACTATCATCAGCATCGAACATTGCGTATTCTTTAATCTTTTTCCATTCAACAGGGTCTTTATATTTTAATCTAATCTGCCCAGCATCATAGAACTGTCTATCTTTTACTTCTAAACCCTCTTGTTTAATAATATTCTTTAAACCATAGGTTTCATACTTTCGACCAATATCGTACTTGTAAGATAGAAACAAAGTATCAATAACTTCTCTGCCGTATACGTGAACTTTTTTAAATTCATAGAAATTAGTAGAATCTTTTCTAAACTTACTATCATAGGTGTCAAAGGTGATATCATCCCCGTTGCGGCCCAAAGTGAGATGTACGCCATATTTATTAGCAATGAAATTTAAATAGGGTAAATCGAACATAACAATATTATGTCCCACTAGCAGAGAAGGGTCTTTTTCATTAACCCATTCGCACCATGCTTTTATCATTTCACCTTCATTATCATACTCATCATAGGTAAACATCTTACGTTCTAGTTTATCTTGGCTTGAGTAAGTATTTGAAATAATAAGAACTTTAGACGAGGAGTCATGGAATAGTCCGGTGGTTTCAATATCAAATGATAACACACTAACATCAGTATGTTTTAGATCCTTGAAATACGTCAAACCCTCGCGCACCATAAGTGCCTCCTTGGAGTTCCATATGGAGAAAATGTCTTCACCTTTATAACGGTGTCGGTCAGATGTAAATGATCTGCGAGTTTTAAATGTCTTAATCCATTTATAATGAAGATTACCCTTAAGAGCTTTAAAATGAGGGTCTAGACATTTATTAGCTAGTAACCAGTATTCATTAGGTAAAATCTGACTAGTAACAAACCCATCCTGTTGTTGAATAAATACCTCAGTACCATCATCGGTGGGTTCAATAGAGACAATTCGAGTTAAATTAGATTTTCCAAAGATGAGCTTATCCATTGAATATCTTTCCATGTTTTAAATCTAAATTATAATAATAACCTTTACCTCTTAACGGGTAATGTTGTAATAATACCTTTATCTCACGTGTAACAAATGCCCCAGCGGGATTACTATAATAATGTAAATATCCTAGTTGTGCTATTAGTTTACTCACTTTTAATCTCTTTAGCGGCCTTTTCTTTAGCAAGTTTTAATAATCTTGGATAGTTATCTCTAGCTGGACTACCTTGATATTGAGTAGCCTGATTCTTTTCATCAGACCTACGAAGCATATTAGCCTTCTCTACCATTTTATTAAACTCTTCTTCTTCAATCTGTGACAGCTGTCTAAAATCTCCTGTACTTAGATCATAATACAAATGATGACGAATGTAAACCCTAGTTAAATCATTTAACCCCACTTCTCTAATTTTACTATACTGCCAAGCTGAACAGGTAAGCATAGTTTCATTCTGTACACGTTTAAGCGGCTGCCACACTGTAATGATGTAATCACAGAACCAAGCAAACTGTGCTGCGCCATATGCGGCGTTTAATCCCATTGGGGTATCGCCATGTCCAGCTCTTTCAATGGTTGACTGATTTTGAATAATAAGAAAACAGCCTAGCATCTCAGCTATCACTTTCATTAGTCGGCACATCTCCTTGGTATTAATAGATTTAATCTTACCTCTACCAGACATAATATCAGTAGAGACATCAAAATTAGGTTCTTTAGTTATATCAATCTTATCTGATAAGGCCATGAAATGATCTATTAATACCGCTCCAGCTTTCTTATTTTCTTGTTTACAAGTGTCTTGTACAAACTTAACAATATGTTGCCAGGTCAAACGTTCATCTGAATTCTTATTATCAATAACAAATAACCGTCTGCTCATACTTGGGTCTTTACCCACAAGCTTATGCCAGCGTTGTACGATCTGTCTAGCAGGCATTTCTAAACTAAAGAAGAAATGAATGTCATCATTTTGACTATTGTTATAAATAATGTCTCTAATAATCTTTAATGATAATGCAGTCTTGCCTGTACCTGATCCTGCAACCACTCCTAATACTTCGCCTTTTCTCCATTTCTCTTGTGTGACATCTAGGAAGTTAGGGCCACATATAGGCTCACTTTGTTTATATAAATCAGGGTTACACTCTAAATCAAATATACTACTTGCGATGTACTCGGTCTTCTCTGATAACCCTCTAGGGTCATGCTTAGGGTCATTAGTGAATGCAGATGACACGGTGCGTTCTAGTTCATCTTCACTGAAGTCTTTATCTAGACAAGGAGACTTTGAAAGCTTTTCAACGGCCTCTTCTAATGTATACCCTTGTTCTTGTAAATCCTTAGCAGCTTTAAAACAAGATATGTTTCGTCCGCCGGCTGCGACCCCATTAATAATAAATTCCATAGTAGCTCTAGATAGCTTACCTTTGGTTAACATCAACTCAAGCCTAGGTTTCTCAAATACCGTTGGCATTACATTAACAGTGACTGGGTTAATGGGCTTTCCTGGGTTCTCATAAACAAAACTTTTAGATTGATAATAAAAACGTGCAAAGTCTTTACATGTCTGGTCAATGAATGGAAATCGATTGGCTAGGTAATACCATGTATTTTTATAGATTTCTTTATCAATAATAGTTGACGACAGGGGTATGATCACTCTAAATCTATCTGTAGTGTTACCATGTTTTAACACTTGATGGGATTTAGTAGTTACAATGATATGGTTATATTCTTTAAATAACTCTTTAGCTTCTTCGATTGTACAGTGTTGAATTGATTTGTCATCATTATCAATATCTAAAACCATTACATCGCAACTGGACCAATTCTCCCCTGTTCGATAATTATCTTTAAAAACAAAAGGTGACCAATTATGATGCAAGGTAAAATCTGTAAGCTGTTTAAAATTATTAAACTTCTGATCATGAGATTGTGTCAGGTTAATTAACCTTGATATGAACATTTCTTAACTCTCCTAATAAAATGCTGCGGGCCATAGTAAGTTAATGGCTACCGATTATTCCGCGCACGGACAGCTGATATAAACCTCATTAGAGGGAGCACCGACTCCTGCTTTATAATATCTAGCCTCCAGCTAATGCTGGCCGCAGTCATATGGTAAAACTTTATGCTGTCTCTCCAGCTGTCACACAACTAGGCACGATTCTTACGAATCCATTTAGACCTCTTGGTCTTACTTTAAATACCTACTGATATCCTCGGTATTCCAGGTATGTGTCACCTAACTATATCATCGCTTTCTATTAGAGAACTTAGATCCAGAATCAGGTGCATCTGCGGTAGCTTCAGCAAGAGCTGTTTTATCGCCAGCAAGTGCATTGGAAGCATCATCAGCTGAAATAATATCTGCTTCATCTTGAGCTACTGAAAATACAGGAACTTGTCGGAATTCATTATTAGAATCACGTGACTTAGTTGAAGTACGTGTTCCAGTTCTAGTGATTACAGTCCATGCATTCAAAGATACATTACCTTCTTCGATTTCTGTTTCAAGATAGCTAAGGTTACCGTTTGGATACAAAGTTTCAACTTTAGCATCTTTAGATAGCAATTTGATACCAAAGTTATACTTTGATTCTACTAGTCCAATTAGGTATCCTGAAATTGTTTCGCCCATTTGTAGGGAAGAAGCTTTACGTCCGCTTGTCCCCATTTTTAATGTTAGTGCCATATTATGTTCTCCTTTTATATTATATTATATATTACTATTCTAAAACGTTTAGACTAGCAAACTTAATTCCTTAATGACTTTTTCTTTTCTTTAGAAAATAGATTATTTCTATCTTTAGCTTCTGATCCACATGATTTGCACAGATATCTTTGATACTTGCCACTTGATGTGTATTTGAATCCCTTTTTAATAAAATCTACACTTCCGCATGTACACATCTGTGTAAGTGAATCTGTATATAGATTAGGATTAAAACCATTGTCATATGGTTGTAATTTAAGGTACAACTCTTCTGTCGCTAGAATGTCTTGTATATTATAAGCTTTCATTTCATTCCAAGCTGCTTTATTACCTTTAAGACATTCCTTCCATAGTTCAAAACCTGGAAACTTCTTATGAGTGAGCTTCTTATATTTAGTACAAAGCTTCTTAGAAAGATACTCTAGTTTATTAGAAGTGAAGTTAAAATGCTTCTTAGCTATTCTCATGGTATCTAACTGTTTAAAACTACTAGGAGGTTTCATCCCATGGATTAGCATTCTAGCTTTAATACGCTTAATATCAAATGAGATTGAGTTTTGACCAATTACAACATCTGCTTCATCTAACAGTTTCCAAAGATCTTGTAATAGCGGCTTATCGTTTCTAACGTCCTTTTGATTACGAACATCAGCGTAATGTACCTTTTTCTCTCCAAGCCATTTAACTGAATAAGAAAGAATACTCCAGTCTTCAACAATCTGATTAAGGGCAACGTTTTGATCGAACAGGGCCCATGTGTATGATACGATAGGCGCCGTTTCAATATCTATCACTGCTATTCTAGCTGATTTATGTTTTTTATTTGTCTTCATAATATTTAACCCTTGTATAAGATCTATTATTCATAATATTCAACCAGTGTTTGTCCGTTGTGACCAAAAATTTCAATAGCTTCTTTTATGTTATCATATATATTTAAAGAATGATGTTTTGATAACCAGTTTATCGTTATTCGACCATTGCTCCACTCAACCCCCTCAGCTACAATTCCAGTTCCTGATACACCTGATTCATCTTCTAGTCTTTGAAGATAAAACAGACGCATACCTGATTTAGGTTTCTTTGGTTTTCTAGGCATTACTGTTGTCCTTTAATTTTTAGTTCAACATCCAATCTTTTATAAGCTTGATATACTTCATTAAGATCTTCTTCTTTTAAAGTTTTCTTAAGTGCTATTAGCATGAATACTTGTTCATCCCTGGCCCCCATGATATATGCACCCTTAGTTGCAATTCTAAATCCTAGTAAAAATGATACTACACTTATAAAAACCACTAAAGCTGATAATATAATTGTCATTTAGTTAACTCCTGTATTAGTTTCTTGATTTCACTTTTACGGCCCAATGCCTTGGCGCGTTCCATTACTTCTTCAATCACTTGATCATAAATTTCCATAAGTTCAGTGGTTTGATTACCCAGAGACTGTTGTTCTTTAAGGTCAATCAATAGTTCAATACCGTCGCAAAGTTTACATAGCTTCTTTTCATCATCTGAAATAAATTGAATAGAATGCTCTGGCAGTAGCTCAAACTCTTTAATAGCAGGTATCTTAGCTTTAACTGGACTAGGACAATCAAAGCCTAAGAAAGCTTCGGACATGTCATGCATTAAAGCTGCAAACACTTCCTTGCCGCCTAGATACTGATACAACATAGCAACTCGTGCTGAATGCTCTAACACACTCTTAGGTTTAATCATGGTATAAGAAGTAAACCGGCTTACTCTGTGTAAACGATTGATTACTTGTTTTAGTTTAATAAATGTAAAATCCATTTGATTTTCTTTCATTAGTTATAGTATATATGCATTTGTTATAATAATCAAGTAAAAAGTGTTATTTCTTGCTTCCGTTTATTACTTTCAAATGCTTACGGTCTAATATATCTAGTTTATTAATACAATCATTTATACCGTCATCAATTGATTCATAGGTGCCGCCGACGGTATTATTACCTTTTGTAATAGTGACCAGTACATGGGCTGATTCAAGTACTTCAATAGAAAAGATTACATTCTTTTTTTCAAACAATTTAGCTAATCTTTCATCTGCTGTCATTATGTTTCCCCTTTATTCATATACAACTTTACCTGCAAATTGTTTCTGATAAATTTCAACCCTTTGGGTTAAATGCTTAGTCATATATTTAGTATACTTGAAATTGAAATCATATACAATAGCTACCTTTTTACCAGGTGATAGTCGTACTGCTCGTCCTATTGCTTGTGTCACCATGATTTCACTTTTGCCGCCTCTAGCCATAATGAGATGTGTGGTCGTCCTTAGGTCACACCCTTCGCCAAACACAGTTGATCCGATTAGTATACGAGTTTTGTTATCATTAAAATCTTCAATAGCTTCCCTGATCTCATCCTTAGTATTATCACCTGTTACATAAGAACAGGTGATACCTGACTCAATTAAGTATTTATAAATAACATCACCTGAATGTTCTTTTTTGTCAATAAGAATAAGAATAGGCTCGTCTTTGGGTATTTTATTTTTAACTAAATCCTTAATAGATTCAAGTAGTTCTTTACATTTATAGTTAATTTTATATTCATTTTGATAATTACGATCAGGTTTACCCGATAGGGGTATAATCCTAAACTCCACAGGCGTTAGGTATCCTTCTTTAGTGGCCTGTATTGCATTGTAATCATATATCACTTCACCCGACATACCTTGAAGGTCCATAAGTTTAGAGTCATTGCGAGTATATGTAGCAGTCATGTTTAAACGAAAGTAAATAGGCTGTAGTGCATTTAAAAGATCAAGATAGGAGTCAGACGCACTATTTGATACTAAAAGACCATTGGCAAAATAATTATGATTATCTTTAACCTCGATATCATATACAGTCGGATATAATCGTCTAGTTGCCACGCCATTGCAATATAAATTTTTTATTCGTTTTATTGATTTTATTTTACTCATTTTTGATGTATTATCAAACAATTTATTACAAATAGGGCAACCCGCTTCAGTTTGAATTATAAAATCATCTTCTAATGTTAAATCTTTAGCCTCGGTATACCCTCGGTTAGAAGTAAATATTTTATGATTTTCAGTACATAAAATCGTTTTAGTATGATTATTATGTTCAAATTCTATTTGTATTAATTCAGTTTTAGG